CTTCCAACTCTAAGGCGAAGACCGCTACCGCGTGATTGAATATGCGTTCTGCTTTTTCTTCGTTTCTCGTACTCATTTTGTTTCTGCTTCCTTTTGGTTTGATTGGTTGTTCCAACTCTAATCTATTGTCTGACAAAAGTCAACCTATGCTAACAACATTTCTAACTTTTTTTGGTAGTGTTTGAGCCATGAAGATAGAAAAACTTCCCATCGCAAAACTAAAACTCGACCCAAACAACGTTCGCAAACATGACGAGCGCTCGATTGAGGCAATCGCAGACTCCCTCACCTCATTCGGTCAACAAAAACCGATTGTCATCACCGCAAAGAATGTGGTCATAGCCGGAAACGGAACACTTCAAGCCGCCCAAAAACTTGACTGGGCAGAAATTACCGTTGTTCGGCTACCAGACGATTGGAGCAAAAAACAAATTGAAGCCTACGCCATCGCCGACAACCGCACAGCAGACCTCTCAGAGTGGGACATAGACAACCTTGTTGCCCAACTAGGAGCCTTTGACGAAACAATGGCAATCCAGACAGGGTTCAGCCCTGAAGAAATGGCAGACCTTTTAGAGTTCCAAACCAACCCATTCGTCACAGTGCGAGAAGACATTGACGACCTCAAACCCCATCCCCGCAACTACCAGGTTCACCCAGACGACCAATTAGACCAAATTATTGCCTCTATCGAGCAACATGGTTTCTACCGGAACATCGTAGTGGCAGAAGACAACACCATTCTCGCCGGACACGGGGTGGTTCAAGCCTGCAAAAAGATGGGTAGGACCAGGGTGCCAATTATTCGGCTACCACTCCACCCAGACGACCCCCGCGCACTCAAAGTCCTAACCAGCGACAACGAAATAAACAACCTGGCAGAAATTGACGACAGGATGCTCACCGAGATGCTGAAAGAAATTATGCAAGAAGACAGTCTTGCCGGCACAGGGTTCAACGAACAACAACTTGCCAACCTTGCCATGATTACCCGACCAGCAAGCGAGATAGCAAATATAGACGAAGCCGCTGAGTGGATTGGGCTACCAGGTTACATACCAGAGGAAGGTCCACAGTTCCAAGTTCTCGTGTCATTCAAAACCGAGGCAGACCGCCAAGAGTTTGCCCAACGGCTAGACCTAGAACTATCAGACCGAGGAAAGCAGTCTGCTTGGTTCCCATCGGTGGAGCGCAGAGACCTGGACTCAGTAAGGTGGACAGGTAATGCTAAAGCCTAACTACCCTGTCTATGTCATCAGTAAAGGCAGAGCAGACTCAAACCTAACAGCCAAGTTCCTACAACAAGACAAGGTGCCTTACAAGATAGTCGTAGAGCCACAAGAGGCTGAAGCCTACGCTGAAGCCTGTGGGAAAAAAAATATTTTAAGTTTGCCATTCTCTAACCTGGGGCTAGGGTCTATCCCTGCTCGCAACTGGGTGTGGGAGCATGCTAAAGCATCTGGGGCAAAACGACATTGGATACTTGACGACAACATTCGTAGCATCAAGCGTTGGTATAACGGAATGCGAATCAAGTGCGACTCTGGTCCAGCGTTCAAAGCGATAGAAGACTTTACCGACAGATACGAAAATATTGCAATATCCGGTATGAACTACGCCATGTTTGCATACACAAAAAAGCCACCATTCCACCTGAACTCTCACGTCTACTCTTGTTTGCTTATCCGCAACGACCTGCCCCATCGTTGGCGTGGAAGGTACAATGAAGATGCCGACCTTTGTTTACAAGTCTTGGCAGACAGTTGGTGTACGGTCTTGGTCAACGTTTTTGTTGCCGAAAAAATGCAAACAATGGCTATGACTGGTGGGAACACCGACCAACTTTACAAAGAGGACGGAAGAACAGAAATGGCAAGGTCGCTGGAAAGACAATGGCCATATGTTGTTACTACAAAACGGAGGTTCGGCAGGGCACAGCACGTCATAAAAGACCAATGGAAGCGATTCGACACCCCGTTGATTAGGCGAAAAGACATTGACTGGAATAACCTCGGTCAGAACGAATATGGCTTAGGTTTGAGTCAGGTTGCTGAAGAAGTAAAGTCAGAACAAGTTCAAAACCTACTTAAGGAAAAAAATGCCACAACGCGGAAGACCACCAAAACCAGTTGAACAAAAACGGTTATTGGGTAACCCTGGGCACAGACCCCTACCTGATAGCGAAGATGTTGTTATTCTGCCGGCGATAGAAGAAAAACCTCAGCCTGACCGACCCCTTGGCAAACCTGGTAAAGAACTTTGGGATAGGGTGTGGGATGCCGGTGCTTCGTGGGTTAGTCCCACCACAGACATGGAATTATTGCTGATAACTTGCGAACTGGTTGACGAGCGTTGGTCGCTCAGGGCAAAGGTTCTACAAACAGAGGACAAGGCTTTACGGCGACAGTTGAACGACCTAACAAGAATACTTATCGGCAATCTCTCATTGCTTGGCTTCACACCAACTGACCGCTCTAGACTAGGGGTGGCAGAGGTGAAAACACAAAGCAAACTTGAGGAAATGCTGGTAAGACGTGCAAACAGATAGTTGGCCTCCCCGCTGGGTTACGGATGTCCCAGAAGAAGCCATCCTGCGCGGGCGTGAGCAAGAACCAGTAATCGAGTTTATCGACCAGTTTGGCATCATTACAAAAGACTCTGTTGCGGGTAAGGCGGGGGAAAAAATGTTGCTACGCCCCTGGCAAGAAAAAGTGTTAGAGCGAGTGTTTGCCTGGGACGAGGAAGGGCTACGCCACCGCATCAGTCTGATTGGCATGCCTCGAAAATCAGGAAAAAGTGCTCTTGGTTCTGCTATTGCCTTGTTCTCGCTCATTCTAGGTCCAAAGGGTGGCGAGGTTTATTCGATTGCCGCAGAAAAACAGCAGGCTCGCATTGTTTTTGCTGATGCAAAACGGATGGTTGAGTCTTCACCACAACTTTCAGCAATTACAACATTGTATAGAGATGCTATTGAGTTCAGGGCTCTCGGTTCCGTGTATCGCGTTTTGTCTGCCGAGGCTTTTTCTAAGGAAGGTCTGAACCCTCACTTTGTTTTGTTTGACGAGTTGCACGCCCAACCTAACCGAGAACTTTTCGATGTCATGTCGCTTTCTATGGGTGCCAGGGGTAAAGAAGCAACACTATGTGCCATTACAACTGCCGGGGTAAAAACAGACAATCGTGGTCAAGACAGTATTGCTTACACGCTATATCAGTATGGGCAAAAGCAAATTCGTGGAGAAACAGAAGACGATAACTTTTTTATGGCTTGGTGGGAAAACGATGGAGACCACCGCGATGTTGAAACATGGAAAAAAGCAAACCCAGGTTTCGGTGACCTATCAGACCCGTCAGACTTTGAAAGCGCTGTCCGTAGAACCCCAGAAGCAGAATTCAGAACCAAACGATGCAACCAATGGGTTTCAAGCCAGCAAGCATGGTTGCCAAATGGCGCGTGGGAAAAATGCCAAGAAGACTTTACGGTAAGCCCGGACGATGAGATTGTTCTAGGTTTTGATGGGTCATTCAGCGGTGACGCAACAGTTATTGTTGGGGCAACCATACCAAAAAAAGAGGGTGAAAAGGTCAAAGTATTCATGGTCAAGGCTTGGGAAAAAGACGAAAGCGAACACGACCTCAACTGGCGGGTGGACATTCATGAGGTCGAGCAAACCATTATGAAGTTTTGTGCAGACTTCCCAAAAGTTCGAGAGATTGCTTGCGACCCATTCCGGTGGCAAAGGTCAATGCAGGTACTAGAAGAAGCGGGACTGCCGATTGTAGAATGGCCATCAACTTCTGCCAGGCGCATGGTTCCCGCCTGTGCCAAGTTTTACGATGCTGTGGTGGAAAACACCGTTGTTCATGACGGCGATGGGGTCTTGGCGCGACATTTAGACAACGCGGTAATCAAGTTGGATAACCTCGGACCCCGTATAGTTAAAGAAAAGAAACAGTCGCCTAGAAAGATTGACGCCGCTGTTGCCGCTGTGTTGGCGTTTGATAGGGCAACTGTCGGTAGACTAGAAGAAGTTGTCCCACAATTTTATGGTTGAGGTTATGAAAACATCACTACAAGTCGCTGGCGCTGTTGCAATTACAGTAGGCGCAA